CTCGTGGCCCGAGCGTCTGGCAAGAAGATCACCGGGCCGACTGCCCTGGTCGTCGATGCTGTGTTCCAGCGACCGGCATCGCACTGGCGGAAGCACGATCTGAAGCCCGACGCGCCGCCCTGGCCAAACGCCGACGGCGACAACGTGCTGAAGGGCGTGGCCGACGCGCTGACGGATGCCCAGCTCTGGATCGACGACGACCAGGCTGTCTTCTGGCAATGCCGTAAGCGGTTTGCCGCAAGGGACGAAAAGCCCCGAACGATCATCACCATCCGAGAGGACGCGTGATGGAGTGTCGCAAGAAGTTCTTGACACCGGATCAAGAGGCGGCAGTCCGCAAGACATACGCCAGAGGCGGCACGAGCTCGGAGATGGCGTTCGTTGCTGGCGTTTGTACGTCGCTGATCTACGCTCGCATGAAAGACCAGATTGCAGACCTACGCCGCGGACAGGGCCGTGGCGGACGGCGCGGCACGCCTGTCGATCCGACACCAGAGGAGATTGCAATCAGGAGGGCCGAATGCGATCAGCGCCGCCTGTTGCTGATGCGGCCTAAGTTCCACGACAGACACAATCTCGATTGAATACACGTATGCCAGATGCAATCCCACGTTGGAGACCACCGCACCAGCGCGGCATGAAGCCGCAGAAGGAGCGGGCGCATTACCTGTCGGCGGACTGGGTTGCAAAGCGTCAACGCATTCTTGTGCGCGACGCGTTCACGTGCAGAGCGTGCCACGAGGTGTGCTATGGCAAGGACGCACACGTCGATCACATCGTGCCACTCGAAGACAACGGCACCGATGCCGACAGAAACCTGCAGGTTCTGTGCAGCTCGTGCCACGGGCGCAAGACGCGTGACGAACAACGACGCAAAGGCTACGCGTGAGGCCCCCCCGGGGGGGGTGGGGGCGGTCGACAAAACGATCATCGACGGAAAGCCCCATGCCCCCTCCGCACGAATTTCCGACCAACTAAGCCAAAACCCGAGGTAAGTATGGGCCGCAGAGGCCGACATCCTGACCCCAACAGCAAGCGATCACAGGCCGCTGTGGCCCGCGTTGCGGCGATCGGCAAGTCTCTCGCACTGCCGGCAGACAAGCCGTCGTGCAGCACGCCAAACGCTCCTGCAGACGTCGCGGCCCGTCCTGTGGCTGCGGCCTACTGGACGGCCCACGCCGACAGCCTGGCGGGCGCTGGACGGCTGCGCGTGGACAACGCCGAGGGCCTCGCCCTGCTCTCTCACCTCTACGCCGACTGCCGCGAGCTCGCCGAGCAGCTCGCCTCCGAAGGCTGGATGACGAGCACCGACAAAGGCCAGCAGGCCAATCCGGTGGCGCGGCTGCTGCGTGACGCTCGCCGTGACTTTGTCAGCCTGGCCCGCGAGTACGGCCTGACACCGGCAGCCGAGACCCGATTCCCGCCGGAGGCAACAGAGCATGCCGAAGAAGACGCAGAGGAAGCCGCACTCCGAGCCTTCTGCGGTTGAGCCCGGCTCCGACCGGCCGGAGTACGTGCCGGGCTACACGTGGGATGCCGAGGCAGCGGCGAAGCCTGCGGAGTTTATCGAGTCTCTCTGCCGCATCCCCAGCCAGGACGGTGGCGACCCACAGCCGGTCACGGTCATCCCGTGGCACCGCGACAACGTGATCGCGCCGCTGTTTGGCTGGAAGCGTCCAGACGGCCGGCTCCGCTATCGCCGCGGCGCCGTCTTTGTCCCAAAGAAGAACGCGAAGACGTTTCTGATGTCGCAGCTCGCCCAGTACCTGCTGACGTCGCATCTGCCACATGCCGACGTCTATCCTGCGGCAGTGGATCGCGAGCAGGCCCGCATCCTCTACCGGATGCTGAAACGCTCAGTCGAATCATCGCCGCTGTCCAAGGTGCTCGAGGTCGTCGACTCCAAGTCGATCATCCGCAACAGGAAGCACGGCAACATTCTCCGCTGCCTATCTGCCGACAGTTGGAGAAACGAAGGATTGAACGGCAGCGTGATCATCGACGAGATCCACGCCCACCGTACCGACGAGCTGGTCAGCGCATTGACCTACGCCACGCGCGCTACGCCAAACGGCCTGGTGCTGGCGATCAGCACGGCCGGCGACGATCGCAAAGGCCCAGGCTACCAGTGGTGGCAGGACGCCGAGCTGAGCATGAACAACCCGGCGGCCAATCCCACGTTCTTCGGCCTGATCTACGCGGCCAAGCCCGACGACGACTTTGACGATCCAAAAGTCTGGCGCAAGGCGAACCCGTCTATGGGAATCACGTTCCCAGAGGAAGAGTTTCGCGCCGACTGGCAGGACTCATTGACCAACCCTGTCAAACGGTCGCGCTGGCTCCGCTACTCGCTCAATGTCTGGACCACGCCCGACAATCGGTGGTTCACGCCCGAGGCCTACGCACCGTGCGTCGCTCCTCCACCGCTGCCGCTCGAGGGCCGGTCGTGTTTCATCGGCCTTGACCTTGCCGACCACCTCGACCTGACGGCAGCAGTGGCGCTCTTCCCAGACGGCCAGGGCGGCTATGACGCCGAGGCCATGTTCTGGATGCCAGAGGAGAACGTCGCCGACCGCGAGAAGGAGGCGAGAGTTCCGCTGCGTCAATGGATTGCTGACGGCTGGATTCGGACCACGCCTGGCGTGCGTCTTGATCACGACCAGGTCGCCGCCGATCTCATCGCGTACTCGCAGAAACACCAATGCCGAGGCGTAGGCGCCGACCCGTGGAACCTTGGCAGCGTGGCGACGCAACTTCAACGATCAGGCCTAGAAGTGCACGCTATCGGGCAGTCAGTCGGCCGCATGACGGCGCCTAGCAAACTGCTCGAGGTGATGATCCACGAGAAGAAGTTCAGGTGCCCGTCTCCGGTCCTGCAGTGGATGGCGTCGAACGTCTGTTTGTACGTGGATCACCAGGGCAACATGAAGCCCGACAAAGGGCGGAGCCAAGAGAAAACAGACGGGATCGTCGCGACCGTCTGTGGTCTGGCGGTCTCGATGACGGCGGAGCCGGAGGCGAGCGCGGACTCATGGCAAATAATCGAGCTGTGAAGAAGACGACGGCGAAGCCGCGGGCACCGCGGGCTGGAAAGAAGCTCGAGCAGTACGCTCTTCGTGCCTTGGCCGATCACCTGCCGATCGGTGCGATTCTCCAGACCGACACGATGTCTGCCGAGGTGGCCGTCAGGGTCACCTGTATCCTTGCCTGCGTGCGATTCATCGCCAGCTCGCTGGCATGTATGCCGACCGAGATCATCCGCCGGCGGCCGGGCTTCCCTAAGACGCACTGCCACGACCTGCCCTGCTACGACGTGCTGACATGGCGGCCCAACTCGTGGCAATCGGATTTTGAGTACAAGGAAACGACGTCGTACCACCTGGCCCTGTACGGCCGGGCCTACTCGCGGATCGTCGCCGGCGACAACGGATTCTGTTCGTCTCTTGAGCCCCTGCACCCGAGCCGCATGACCTGCATGAAGGGGGCCGAGGGGCTCATCTACCGCTACCTGCTGCCGCGTGGCACGTACAAGGATTTTCAACAGAGCGAGATCGTCCACTACCGATGGCTCTCGGACAACAGCTACGAGGGCCAGCTCCCGGCCGAGCTCTGCGCCACGAGCGTGGCACTGGCCCGGAAGCTCGACATCGCGGCCGCTGCGTTCTGGGACAACTCCGCAAGACCAGACGGCGTGATCGAAACTCAGGAAGAGATTCCGGCCGAGGCTCAGGCACGGTTCCGCGACCAGTGGCGTGAGATCTACGGCGGTCCAAAGAAGCGCGGGTCGACCGCGATCCTGCCCAAGAAGACGCAATTCAAGGCGATCGACAGCAACAGCAACGAAGCAAACCAGTTCATGGAACTTCGTAAGTCGATGTTGCCCGACATCGCCCGCGTCTACGGCATCCCGACGACGCTGCTGGGCGACGACGCAATGGCGAAATACAGCAACGTTGAGCAAGAGTTCGTGACCGCTCACGTCTTCGGGCTGCTGCCCTGGCAGAAGCGTTTTGAGGGCGCTGTCGACAGGTCGATCCTGCGGACCTACGACAACCCGATGGACGGTCGGCATTACTGCCGCCTCGACAGCAGGGCTCTGCTCCGCGGTGACACGCAGGCCCGCGTGGCCCTCTACCAGTTCTTGTTCAACTGCGGCGCGATCTCGCCAAACGAGCTGCGAGACCTTGAAGATCTCGACCTGCTGGAGAACCCAGCGGCTAACGCCACCTACATGCAGCTCGGCTTCGCGCCGCTGGGCACGTCGGCCACCGGAAACGCACCTGACGTTCAGCCTGACCAAACGCAAACGCAGTTTCCGTCAGACACGATTGAGCCGCAGGACATCCCGCAAATGGAGCCGACCGATGGCTGAACAAGAAATCGAACGGCGCTACGTTCCGTCCATCGTCGAGCCAATTGAGCTCGAGGAGCGGTCTGCGGCCTCGCCAACGATCAAGGGCATCAGCCCGCCGTTCAACAGCAAGAGCGAAGATCTCGGCAACTTCCGCGAGGTCTTTGCCCCCACAGCATTCGACAAGATCGTCGGCCGCCACCGGAACGACCCTCGCGGCGGAATGGACGTCGTGGCCCTGTTCGACCACGTTGGCCAGCCGATCGGCCGTACCACGAACGATACGCTGAAACTGGCGATCAGCGAGCGCGGGCTCGCCTATTCGATCAGCCCGCCAGACACCACGCTCGGCCGCGACATCGTGACGCTCGTCCGTCGAGGTGATCTCTACGGGGCAAGCTTCGCGTTCTCGGTGGCCCCCGGAGGCGAGTCGTGGACGCAGGAGGCCGACGGCTCGGCCGTGCGGACCATCAGCGAGGTGGGCAACCTGTACGACGTCTCTGTCGTGACCCGGCCGGCCTACCCGCAGTCGTCGGCCGCCCTCCGATCGCTGGAAGCGTGGCGAGCCGAGAACCTGACAGGCCACGAGCTCGAGCAGCTCGTCGAGCAGCAGGCCGACGCCGAGGCCGACAAGCGCCGCCGCTGGTCCTACGCACTGACGGCAGCGGCCGCCCGGCTTGTCTCTGCGAGGCTCAAGTCGAATGCACCACGAATCAAGTAGGTCGTGCCGCAAGTGCGGTAGCCGCTGCCGCGTGATCACGTCGCGCCGTGCCGGCGACGACCAGGTCCAGCGGCTGGAGTGCACGTGCTGCCACGCCCGCCGGAAGCGATTGGTTCCTGCCACCGAGATCTGGAGTCGGAAGCGATGATCGCAGAAGAATCAGTCGCCACCGTGTCGGCCAGGCTCAACGTGTTCTTTGCGTCTGCCCGCGAGCAGGCCCGCGACGGGCTCTCGTGGCAGGAGTTCGGCCGGCTGCTCGTGCAGTTGCTCTGGATGGCCGTGGAGGGCCTGGACGCCGTGGCGTCGCTCACGGGGCCACAGAAACGCGAGGTCGCCATCACGGCCGCCGCTGTGCTGTTTGACACGCTGGCC